AAAGGATTGCACTACAGTTTCAATACTGTTACAGGCATCAAAGGTATGTCTAACCAAGAAGCGAAAAAAGTATTAGAAGAAATAAGAAAAGGATTAGACCCATATACTTACGATTACTGGTGGGAGAATGACGATGACTTACTGATATTTGACAACAGTATCGTACAACATAGACGACTAGGTGATACTACAGATCGCATGTGTCTACGTTATCAGTTTGACTATACCTATTTACAATATAAATCTACAAAACAAGCTTATATACCTTACTTACAAGAACCTTACATACAACGATATAAAGATAGAATGACATTGATTGCCAAGATGCTAGAGCATGAAGGAAAATCACTCCCAGTATTCGTCTAAAACATCAAGAACGTTATTTAATATCATCTGTGCAGCAGCACGTTCATCATCATTCCAATGAGGATACCACTGATGTCTGTGCAGACCATCTTTCATACGCATAACTTTCGCTAACATCGCTACTTTGTTCACTCGTCCGTTCATAGTTGTATACGTTTATACTAATTATATTGAGTCCGTAACAAAAGGGGGTGCAATGTTAAGAATCTTGTGCTATAATGTGTTCATCTACTAAAATATAAGTGAAACTCACTCAAGAAATTATTGACAAGATCCAAGAAGCAATGCTACACACCAAAAAGGATGGTAGTATTAACTGGAAAGATACTGATGAGATAGAGGTTCAACTTGCAGGAACATTTGCTGCTGATAGGTTCATTGTTATTAAGAACAGGACAAAAGATCCAGTAGTTTCTGCTGAACCACATCCTCATTTTGATTATGAAAAGAAAGTCTTTACCAAAGATGGTAGAGAGGAGTATATGAAGGAGTTGAAAAAGAATGAAGGAGTTTGACTATGGACTCGATTATAAGACAATCGACTTTACAGTTGAAGAGAATCGCAAACTTTATCGCATTGGAAGGGGAGAACAAGGAGTGCTACTGGTACGCCCTTATACTAACCTTATATGTGCTCATTGGAGATTTGTAAATGAAGATGTCGCTCGCAAATCTGCTTCTAAGATATACTCCATGTTTTGTGACTATAAGAAGCAACGGGATTTCATTGGAATGGATATGGCAAGGAAGTTTCTTGAAATGGGATTTACTCGCTCCCGTAGGTATGCAAATCATCCTAGTGGAAAGAAATACGCTAGAGATGGTTCCGTATCACCGCAGTCGCCAACCGCACTACACTGTGAAAAGTCGCGTTCTGCAACTGTTTTCAAAAAAATGAGAGACAAAGCAGCATACGACGAAACTTATCAACAATTACGTAAACAATGGAGATCTGAAGAATGATGTTCTTATCCTGCCCACCAGTATATACATTACCTGGCACATGGACTAAATGTAATGCTATCATACCACACTACAACGCTGATCCCAATGCTACGTTTGGTATATCAATTCTAGTAATTTTAGTATTGTTATCTGCATTTGGAATATATAAAGCATTCTTCAATAACAAAGGTCTAGTAGATCAATGGGACGAACA